TGGTGATCGTGGGCATGAGGATGGTCGTGAGGTATCCCTGTCACATCTTCGTGGGTCTGCCAGCATAGCACATCTATCTGATGCCGTTATCGCATTGGAACGCAACCAGCAAGCAGACGATGAGCAAGCAGCCAACACCACCACCATACGTATCTTGAAGAACAGGTATACTGGTGAGACAGGTGTTGCTTGCTACTTGCATTATGATAAAGTAACTGGTAGGATGACACAGATTGACAATCCATTCGTGGAGAATGAAGAATGAATAAAATTAAATGGTTTATTCATAGGTTATTTCACAACTCAAACTTTTTTGTAGGAGTTTACTGCCTAGATTGTGAGGGTGAAGAAGGTTGTCCTACATGTGATGGAAGAGGATGGCACATTGTCTTAGAGAAAAAATGTAAAACTTCAAACGCCGTTGAGAAAAAATATGATAAGTTAGATGGTAGCTTTATGATGTGTTGCCATGCAGAATATCTTTTAGATTATAATAATGAATCAAATTTTGTAACAGCAATAAGAGAAACTTTTACACAAGCTCAGATAGATGATGTCGTTAATTGGGATTGGGTAAAAGATAATCCTCTTAAGGAGAATGAAGAATGAACCAACATGAGAAACAACAACAGAACAAAATGGAGAAAGAGAATGACTCAAATGGGTCCACGTAAACAATTTGATAAAGCTTTGTATGACATAGCAGATAGGGATGCCAAGCAAGCTACCCTGAAGTATATTAAAGATATGAACTACACTACGGTAGATACTACAGAGAGGAAAGACTTTGATATTATCTGCAAGGCAGTAGAAGAAACACATCACCTCTATGAAGTAGAGGTTAAGTATTCTTGGAAGGGAGATTGGAACCCTAGTTGGAAAGAGATACGTATCCCTTACCGTAAGAACCGCTTGCTACTTAAGTGGAAAAAAGAATATCCCGATGCCTTGTTTACATTTATAGTGTGGCGTAACGATTGCAAACAGGCATGGCATATTGATGCTAATATTTTAGTTGACTGTGAAGTTAAAGAAGTGTCTAATCGAAACATCAGAGAGGGAGAAAAGTTCTTTCATATTCCAGTGGAGGATGCTTGTCTCATTAAGGTATAATGACAACAGCTATAGTTGATATTGAAACAGATAGTTTGAATGCAACAAAGATACATTGTATCGTAGCAAGGAGTTATGAAACTAATAAGGTTAAGGCGTGGGTGGGACAGGAGTGTTCGGAGTTCGCTGGTTGGTCGCAGCAGATAGATACTTTTATAATGCATAATGGTATTAGCTTCGACGCTCCTGTCCTCAACCGTCTGCTGGGATGCAATATAAAGCTGAGTCAGATAAGAGATACTCTCATTGAGTCTCAGCTTTATAATCCTATACGTGATGGAGGTCACTCTCTTGAAGCTTGGGGTAAGACCCTTGGCTTTGAGAAGGGTGACTTCCATGACTTTGAACACTACTCTCCTGAGATGCTGGAGTATTGTAAGCGTGATACAGAGGTGACCCGTCACGTAGCACAGAAGCTAGAGAAAGAGGGTAAAGCTTTTAACCCTAGAGCTTATGAGTTAGAGTGTAAGGTCAGGGCTATCTTAGATAAGCAGAAGAAGAATGGCTTTGCATTTAAGATACAAGAAGCTATGATCTTACAGGCGCAGTTGCAGGATGAGTTGCATGAGCTAGAACGTAAATCAGAAGAAGATTTTGATCCTACTATAATTGAATTAAAAACTAAGACTAAGTACATACCATTTAATATTGCCAGTAGGCAACAGATAGCACAACAGCTTATAAAACTAGGATGGAAGGCTAAACAATTTGGTAAGGAGATCGAATTAAAAGATGGTACAATAAAAAGAAATGTAATTATTAACGAAGCAGTCTTGTCAAAGATTGATCTACCAGAGGCCAAGATGTTTAACAGATACTTTCTATTACAGAAACGTACTGGCCTACTAAAGTCTTGGATCATGGCATGTCAAGAAGATAACCGTGTACGTGGTAGTGTGATGACACTACGTACTATAACAGGAAGGATGGCACATGCATCTCCTAATATGGCACAAGTTCCCGCTGTCTATAGCCCTTACGGTAAAGAATGTAGAGGACTATGGACAGTTGATGATGTATCTAAGTATCGCTTGGTAGGTGTGGATGCGAGTGGTCTTGAACTAAGATGCTTGGCACACTATATGAATGACCCTGAGTATACCAACATTATATTAACAGGTGATGTACATACAGCTAACCAAGAAAGAGCAGGGCTAAAGACACGAGATCAAGCCAAAACATTTATCTATGCGTGGCTCTATGGGGCTGGTGCAGCTAAGATTGGTAAGGTAGTAGGCGGCACAGCCAAGCAGGGACAACAGTTGATAACTAGATTTTTAAATAACATGCCAGCACTTAAAAATCTTAGGATGTGGGTGACTAAAGAAGCTGCACGTGGTACAATCCCTGCTTTGGATGGTAGACTACTACATATTAGATCAGAACACGCAGCACTTAACACTTTACTTCAGGGTGCTGGTGCTATAGTATGTAAGCAGTGGCTTGTTCATATCATGGAACGAGTTATTAAAGCTAAGTTAGATGTAAGATTAGTTGCCTCAATACACGATGAGTATCAGTTTGAGGTAGCTATCCCTGACATAGAAAGATTCTGTAGGCTAACAAAGGAGGCAATGACACAGACAACAAAGACACTGAAGATGAAGTGTGAATTAGACTGTGATTATAAAGTTGGAAAAACATGGGCTGATACACATTAAATGCTTGACACTCTGAATCAGGTAGTGTATACTGATGGAGTTGTAGTAGTAGACAAACACAATATCAACAGCCACAATGGTGTGGCACTAAACACAAGGAAAATTAATATGCCTCCAATTCAACCTCTATATTTAACTGGTAAATGCTATTGGGCCTCTGTCGTAGAGCCTAACAGTACGTTTGAACCTGCTTGGCAAGTTGATCTCTGCCTTGATGCAGATACCAAAGCTTTAGTAGAAGGTGCAGGTCTAAATGTACGTAACAAAGAAGATGAACGTGGTGAGTTTGTCACGTTGAAACGTAAGGTGCAGGGTAAGAACGGTCCACGTTCAGCACCTACGGTAGTGGATTCCCAAAACAATCCTTGGGTTGTTGAAGATGAAGATGGGAATAGTGAGTACAAACTTATTGGGAATGGAAGTGTGGTTACAGTAAAAGCACTTCCCTTTGACTGGAACTATGCAGGTAAGGCAGGTACGTCTGCTGATCTTGCAGGAGTTCAAGTAGTTGAGTTGATTGAGTATGGAGACAAAGGCTTTAAAGTTGTAGAGGGTGGCTATGTTAATGATGCTGCTTCTCAAATGGCTGATCTTAAATCAGATGACATTCCCTTTGGTAACTAAGTGAGGATGGGGTGTTGCATCTCTCTCCGGTGTGACACCCCTATCTTATTATGAAAAATATTAATACAATAGTAGAAGATATCTATGAGTTATTTAATCTCACACCTATAGAACGTGATGAGAAAGAAGTAGATGATCTCATAGATAACTTTGGTGAGATGCTTAAGGTTCACATCAAAGAATTTATGTATAGTAAACCAAGAAGCAATGGAAATCTTAGGCTGTCTGCAATAGGAAAGCCTGATAGACAATTATGGTATGATGTTAATACAGAAACGACAGAAGAAAAACTACCACCAAGTACACGCATTAAATTTCTATATGGATATATTCTTGAAGAACTTTTACTGCTCTGTGCATCCGTAGCTGGTCATACAGTAGAGGCACAACAGAAAGAAGTCACAGTAGAAGGAGTAGTAGGACATCAGGATGCAATTATCGATGGGGTTTTGGTTGACTGTAAGTCTGCTTCTAGTTATAGCTTTAAAAAGTTTGAGTCTAATACAATAGCAGACGATGATCCCTTTGGTTACATGGCACAGATATCTGCCTACTCACAGGCCAATGGAATAGACAAGGCAGCTTTTCTTGTTATCGATAAATCTACTGGAAAGATTTGCCTCACACCCGTGCATCCAATGGAGATGATCAATGCTGGAGAGAGGATTAAATATCTTAAGAAAACTGTCGCTGAAGATACTGTCCCCGATAAGTGCTATGATGCTATTCCTGATGGTAAGTCTGGTAACCTTAAGCTTCCTGTTGGTTGTGCTTATTGTAGACACAAGATTATGTGTTGGTCTGATGCTAACCAAGGTAAAGGACTACGCACATTCAAGTATTCAAATGGTAACAGAGACTTG